ATACTTCTCAGGCCTTCTTAGCTTCATTTGCTCTATCTGGTCTAAGTAGCTTTGTGATAGGTTGTCTTTGTTGTCTAAGTAAGTTGTATGTATATAGGTTGTATTTTCTACTGTCTTATTAACCCCTTCGTTTACGCCTCTGTCTTCAAAGAACCTTCCATATATAAAATGTTCTTTAGTAGTTGGGTTTAATATAAGTATAACTCTGTTTTGTTTCCCTTGCTGTCTTACTGACAAATCTATTGTGTCAAACTTTTGCTCGTCTGTTAGTTCTTCAGCTTCATCTACAACCCAAGTAGTAATCCCAGTTAAAGATTTAAGGTTAGCCGTTTGGTCGCCGCTTGATGTCTTTATACCCCTGAAGATTATCTTGCTTCCTGAACGCTTGTTTTTAATTTCGTCTTTAGTTATATGGAAGTCCCCTAGCAACCCAAGCATTTCAAGTTTTTCAATAAATTCTGGAATGATAGATATATAAGCACTTGATAAAGTGTACCTAGTAAATAGAATAGTATGCCCAGCTTCATAGGTTAATAAAACGAGTAAGGCGTTTACACTGAAAGATTTCCCAGAGCCACGCCCACCGCTTACAATATAATACCTACTATCCTTAGCTAGTATCTCTTTATACTTTTTATGTACTTCAATCAATGGTTAGTCAACAAATTTAATTAAGTCCTTAAAGTTAATGTTTAAGCCCTCCGAAGAGTTAAGGTCTATACTTTCCTTAGGTTTGCCATAACGATAGCTTAAATACAGCTGTAAAGCTCTTATATCACCCTTAGTGACTAACTCCCCTAGTTTACCTACAGCTTCGTCTTTGTCAATTATAGCATCTAAGCGTTCAATTAGTTTTATCTCGTCTGCCTTAGGTGGTCGCCCAGCTCCTTGTCTAGCACCGCCATTGTTTTTTCTTTTATCCATATTGAAATAGAATTGTTTAATCAATCCTACTAATATATAAACGTTTTGTAATTATTTTAGTCTTGTAGTATTGTTTCTATTTTTTCTATTTGTTCTACTGTCATTTTATTGACTTGTTTTATTATATTCATTTTACTACTGTTTAGTAATGTTTCGTATATTAAATTTAAGTCTGAGTTGTAAAAGCTATGCTGGTCGTATGTGTTATAGCTATGTATAATGCTGGCGTGTGTTGTCTTAAATCCGTTCTTTGAATACTCTCTTACTATATCAGTCCACCTAAGGCCCATTACGTTTATTAGATACCTATTGGCTACGCTTCGCATTTCTATAACGCTTCTACGTCTGCTTTGTTCTAATATGTTTACGTCTGTTAATTCTTTTATCGTTTCTGCTATTGTTTCTATTTTCATTATTCTGTTTTATTAAATTCAGCGTGCTCTAGGCATTCGCTACATAAATCTGTTTCATTCCATTGGGCTGCATTACAGCAATCGCTTTCTAAACTCATATCTTGTTGTCTATTACTTCTATTAGGTGTCTTAGTTCGCTTCGTTCCCATTCTCCTAGCTTAACGCCATTGATTACGAATTTATAATAGTCTTTTCTTTCTGTTGTTTTTAATTCTATATTTATATACATTTATTTTAATTTAAAATAATTCTGTTTGTTTTACGTTTTGTTTTTTTATTATTCCTATTGCTGTTTCTAAAATTGTTTTACCAGCTTCATAGTCTACTAAGTTCCTTGCCACTTTATTCATACGTTGCTCCCCTTTGTACTTTCTAAAATCGTAATCGTGGAATTCTGACAATACACTTATTAAATTTTTTGTTCTACTTAAGTCTGGGTTTTTACGTTTACTCACAATACTGGGTAAATTAAAATTAGTCCAGTATAAATGCCTGTTCCTTTCTTTAGCTTCTATTAAAGGTTTATAGTATGGAATAACATTTTCAACAACAAACTTACCTTTGAAATAGTGTTTTAAAAAAATAACCTCTTCATATAAATTCATACTTGGATATCTTGGCGTCCAACTTTCTCTTGTGTATTGACTTATATTTATTCTACTATGACTTGGACAAGGTGGACTACTCCAGATGAAATCAAATTCTTTATAATGGTCAAGCAGGTATTGATGTGCATCTGCTACAATCACTTTATCGTTAGGGAAACGTTCTTGGTATAGCCTAGCTAGTTCTTCATCCCATTCAACTGCAGTAACCTCTACGTCTGTTACTTCTTCCCATTTGTATCTGTTTCCACCTAAGCAAGCATATAAATTTAATATCTTCATTATTCTATCTTTGTAAATTCTGCGGTTTGTGTTTCTTTTATTTCGTCTTTGTTTTCAAAGTAGTTATCTACTAAAGCGTCAATCATTACCAGCTCGTCAATAGAAGCTGTTTTAATCTTGTGTATTAAGCCATCTATTTTGTTTAGTACGTTTGTACACATTTCAGGGTTATTGTTGTATATGATATTAAACCCTTGCTGATATTCTGCTTCTAATATCTTTGACGTTTTATTAACTTGGTGCTTTACGTTTTGTTTAAAGCCTTTACTGCCTTGTAGCTCATCGTTTGCCTCTAATAGTAATTGGCTTATAAGTACGCTCTTTAAATAGTTTAAGTGTCTATTGTTTATTGGCTCACTTGTTTCATCTTGTACGCCTCTTATATCTTCTTGGTGTTCTAGTTCTTTTTGTTCCATATCTTCGTAGTATTTTATTTGTTGTTTTCTATCCATTGCTGTTGTTGTTCTCTTAAGTATTCTATCTCACGTCTTAAATAGTCGGCTGCTTTCTCTAGGTCTTTAAGCTCATCGTCTTTTTTACCGCTTCGACAAATATACTTAATTATATTCCCCTTGTTAAATGATAATTGATAATCTTTGATAAAGTCTATAACGTCATAGCCTTTGCCGTTCTCGTAATGTAAATAGGTTGCTCTCATAATTTTTTAATTTCTAGGTGTTTTATGTCATTATATTTAAATTTAACTAAAATATCTTTTTTACCCCATTTCTTTCTAGTGTAAAATTTATTATAATCTTTTTTGTTTTCTGTATATTCTTTTGTGTTTTCGCTTATGTAATTTAAAAGGTCTGTTCTTTTATAGATACTAAAACAATCTAACTCCATAATAAACATAGCAATGTAATAAGCTGAACCCCTTAACCAACCTTTATTACCATTTACATTAGTAACCTCTAGCCATATAGTTTCTAAGTGCCTATTGCCTTTTACATCAACCCCATAACCGTTTACATAACAATCAATATGTTTATACCAGTCATCTTCTTTACTTGCATCTTTATATTCTAACCCAATAGACAAAGACTTCTCTTTAAATAAATTTTCATAATAATCACCATCAAATTTGCATTGACTATACCTACTATCTTTAACTTTTAAATTCATAATAATGTGAATAGGTTTATATTATTTTATTCTGTTCTTAATTTTAGTAAGTGATAACACTCAGCATACTTCTGACGAGCTTTACCTTTATACTTCTCTTGAAATAATTCCAGCATTTTTCTTGTGTATTGGTATTTAGTATTACAGTCTGCTAGATATTTCTCTGCGTATTTAACTCCTCTTCCAGCTATCCCTTTTATATTGTCTGCTGTATCCCCAACTATCATTTGCTCATAGAAGTTATATAAAGCCTCCTCTTCGCTTATATCTAACACAACCTTATGTTTGTAGTGATAATTATAAATAAGACAAGGGAACTGCTTATAATCCTTATCTATGCTTACTATCATCACATTATCTCTGCCTATCTCGTTTGATAGGTTGTACCAATATCTAGCAACAATATCATCTGTTTCTATACCATAACCCCAAACACTATCGTATTCGTCTTTCACAAATTGGTGCATTTCGTTTAGTAATGGTGGAATGTTCTCAACCTTTCTATTTGCTTTATATACTGGAGTGATTAGCTTTCTGAAGTTTCCCTTTGAACCGCTGAAAGTTATAACCCTTTCAACTGGATACATATCTTCTAGCTTGTTTACAATGCTCATAAACTGCTCGTCAAACTTAGCTTTGCAATCTTCTATATCAGTGTAAAACCTTTCATCATCTTTATGCTCTCGTTTTTTATAACAAGAAGCAAATATTAAACTGTCTGCATCTACTAGTAGTATCATTCTGTATCGTAGTTATAACAAGAACTTGAACAATAAGTATCTCCGTTGGTTTGTGTGCCACACGTTCGGCATTCTGTTAGCTCGTCTGGTTCGTCTATCCAGCTGTCAAAATAATTCATATCTCGTATTGTTTTAATTTGTTTTGTAATACTGTTATTTGTTCTTGTAGTTCTGTTATAGTGCTGTTCTTATCAGCTCTAATCATTCCTACTCGTTTAACCAATACATCGTTTTCCATATTTAATTGATTAACGTACTGCCCTATCTCATTCATACCTTTAACAAAGTTTCTTAGGTCTTTGTTGGCTGGCTTTTTATCCCTCCATTTTATTACTGTTTCAGCAATGTGGTTAAACCAAAGATTGTATGATTGTTTCTGAAGTAAAGTCATTATACTGAGATACCTATTATAAACCCTAAAGTAATTAAACAGAAAGATAAAGCTATTACTAAAAGAACATCTAATCTAGTTTGTGCTTCTTCTTCTAATTTCTCTAATTCTTTCTTAGTGTAAACTTCAATACGTTTACCTTTAACGTCAATGTGTAATCCTGTTTTTGTCTTTTTCATAATATTTTTTTTAAAGGGAGCTTTTACACTCCCGTTTTTTTTATTTACTTAGCTTTTCTTAG